GATATTGATGGGCAAGCAGCAACGTTTGTATATGTTGACTCAACAAAAGGTTGGGTTAATGTTCAAAATGCAGAAGATACAGAAACAGGGGTACCTCCTTTTATAGGTGCTACAGGTGGTACAATAACTACGTCTGGAAATTGTAAAATTCATACTTTTACAGGACCTGGTACATTTACTGTTTGTAAAATAGCAACTTGTTGTGCTGCAGTTAATAATTTAGTTAGTTATGTGGTAGTTGGTGGCGGAGGAGGAGCTGGTGGTTTTCCACTTGGTGGTGGTGGCGGAGCAGGTGGTTTTAGAGAAGTAGTAAGTCCAGGATCTCCATATACAGGTTCACCATTAAATGGTTATCCAACACCTGGTAATAGAGTTACAGTAACTGCAACATCTTATCCAATTACAGTTGGAGCTGGTGGATCAGGTGGTACAGGACCAGCAGGAGCTACACAAGATGGTTCTAGTTCAGTTTTTTCAACAATAACTTCTGCTGGTGGTGGCAAAGGAGCAGCAGGTCCTGGCGATGATGGTGGAGCTGGTGCAAGTGGTGGTGGTGGAAATGGTTCTGGAGGAAGTACTAATGGTGGTGCAGGAAACACCCCTCCAACAAGTCCAGCTCAAGGAAGTACTGGTGGTGATGGTAGAGGTGTGCCTGGATGTAGAGGTGGCGGCGGAGGCGGCGGTGCTACTGCTGTCGGTCAAGCTGGTCAACCACCTTATACTGGTGGAAATGGTGGAGCAGGTGCAACAACTCAAATTAACCCAGCAGAAGGATCTCCAGCAACAAATTTTGGTGGTGGTGGTGGAGGTGGTGGAATAGGATGTGCACCAGAAAGAGGAGGCGTAGGAGGATCAGGTGGTGGTGGTGATGCTCAAGATAGTGCTAATCCAACCGCAGATTCTGGAGTCGCTAATACAGGTGGAGGCGGAGGTGGTGGTTCAGTAAGTGGTCCTCCCTCATCAGTTGGTGGAAGCGGTGGATCTGGTATAGTAATTATTAGATATAAGTATCAATAGGTAAAATATGGCAAGTAAAATAAAAGTAGATAATATAAATAAAGTTTCGGATGATTCAAACATCATCAAAAAATGTGGAACAACTACTACAATAGGATCAGGAGCAAGTAATCCCATTGTTGTAGATGGTTCTGCTGTTACAATAGGTAGATGTGGAGGAACTGTATCTCTTGCATCTGGTGCAACACAAACAGGTTTTGGAAGATCAGGTTCGGTTAATTGGAGTACAACACCAAAAACTTCTACATTCACAGCAGTTAGCGGTAATGGTTATTTTGTAAATTCAGGAAGTGCTTTAACAATGAACTTACCAGCAGGAACTGCTGGAGATATTGTGGCAGTATCTGATTATGCAAGAAATTTTGCTACATACAATTTAACAATATCACCAAATGGTTCAGAAAAAATTGGTGGTGAAGCTAATGATTTAAAGGCAATTGTTGATGGTCAAGCTTTAACTTTAGTTTATGTAGATTCTACTAAAGGTTGGGTCAATGTTCAAAATGCACAAGATACACAAACAGGTGCACCTCCTTATATAATAGCAACAGGTGGAACAATTACAACTTCAGGAGATTATAAAATTCATACATTTACTGGTCCAGGAACTTTTACAGTATGTAAAGCTTCAGGAATTTGTGCAGCAACTAGAAATTTAGTTTCTTATTTAGTAGTAGCAGGTGGTGGAACTGGAGGTTCGCACTACGGAGGTGGTGGCGGTGGTGGAGGATTTAGAGAATATAGAGCACCTCTTTCAGGTTGTTATGCAGTTTCTCCTTTAAATGGAAATCCAGGTGGAACAGCAATTACAGTTTCAGCACAAGGTTATCCAATCGTAGTAGGTGCAGGTGGAACTGGAGTTCCGGCACCAAGTAATTGTACAGGAGGAGCAGGAAACACATCAAGTTTTTCAACAGTTAGTTCTGCTGGAGGTGGCGGAGGTGGTGGACAAGGAGCAGTTGGAGCTAATGGCGGATCAGGTGGCGGAGGTTCATGGAATCCAAGTAGTGGGGCAGCAGGAGGAACAGGAAATACTCCACCAGTTAGTCCGCCTCAAGGAAAAAATGGAGGTCAAGGATATGGCCCTCAATCTCCATACGCAACAGCCGGTGGTGGCGGTGCAACTGAAGCAGGTGTAAATGGTCAAGGATCTCCATCTGCAGCAGGTAGAGGAGGTGCAGGAGCAACAACAAGTATTAATGGAACTCCAACAGCTTATGCTGGTGGAGGCGGTGGAAGTGGATTATGTGGAGGTGGACAAGCTGCAACAGCAGGAGCTGCTAGTCCTTGTGGTACAGGAACCGCTGGAGCTGCATCAAATACACCATCAACAGCAGGAACTGCAAATAGAGGTGGAGGAACAGGTGGTGCTTTTGGTCCAGGACCATCAAGCGTTAGTGGAAATGGTGGCTCTGGTATAGTAATAATAAGGTATAAATACCAATAGGAAAAAATTATGAGTGAAATAAAAGTAAATAAAATTAGTCCAAGAACAGCTTGTGGTACTACAACATTAGGAGATAGTGGAGATACATTTACTATTCCTGCTGGTGTAACAATTACAAACAATGGAACGCAAACAGGATTTGGAAGAACAGGTACAGTAGATTGGGTAACAACTCCTAAAACTGCAACTTTTACAGCAGAAAGTGGGAAAGGTTATTTTTGTAATACTTCTGGAGGAGCTTTTGAAATAGATTTACCAGCAGGAAGTGCTGGTGCAATAATTTCAGTACAAGATTATAATAATACATTTGATACAGCTAATTTAACGATTGATCCAAATGGTTCTGAGAAAATAAATGGTGGAGATGCTGGTGTGGCACTTGTACTCTCAACAGAGGGTCAAGGTTTAACTTTAGTTTATGTTGATTCAACAGTTGGCTGGAGATCAGTTCATAGTGACGATTTTGCAGAAGTACCACAAACGCCAGCATATATTGCTGCAACAGGTGGTAGTATTACAACATCAGGTGATTACAAAATTCATACTTTTACAAGTCCAGGAACTTTTTGTATTTCGGCAGGAGCTGGACCATTATCAAAATTAGATTATTTGGTAGTAGCTGGCGGTGGCGGAGGTGGAAGTGGATCTGGTGGCGGTGGTGGTGGAGGTGCTGGAGGTTTTAGAGAATCTTATTCAAGTCCAGTTTCTGGACCTTATACAGCTAGTCCTCTAGCATCAAGTACTCCATTAGGACCTTTTACTGCTCAAACAATACCAGTTACAATAGGAGCAGGTGGAACAGGTTCACCAGCTACTTCACCAGATATAAGTGGTAATAATACATCTGGTTCGGTTTCAACTTTTTCAACTATTACATCAGCAGGTGGTGGATTTGGAGGTAGCGGTCCTGCTTGTGGTGGTGATGGTTCAGATGGTGGTTCAGGAGGTGGAGGTAGATATTCAGGTTGCGGAGGTGCAGGTAATACACCTGTAGTAAGTCCAGCACAAGGTAAAAATGGTGGTAATTCCTCTAATTCTTGCAGGAGAGGTGGTGGTGGTGGAGGTGGTGCTACTGTTGCTGGAACAAATGGAACAAATAGTGCTTGTGGTGTAGGAGGAACAGGAGCAACAACATCAATTTCAACAAGTCCAGTAGCTTATGCTGGTGGTGGTGGCGGAGCAGGTTGGACTGGTGGATCTCCCCCTATGCCAAGTGGATTACAATGTACAGGAAGTTCTTGTGGAACTGGTGGTAAATCAGCAGGTCATCCTACAGCAGGTGCAGCTGGTACTACTAATAGAGGTGGTGGTGGCGGTGCTGCTGGTAATCCTGGTTCAGCACCTACAGCTGTAGCAGGAAATGGTGGCTCTGGTATAGTAATAATAAGGTACAAATTTCAATAGTTGAATAATAATTAAAATTAATATATAAGGAGAAACATTATGGCACATTTTGCAAAACTAGGAGCTAACGGAAAAGTTATTCAAGTATTAACACTTGATAACAAAGACATGAAAAATGCTGATGGCGTTGAGGACGAATCAGTAGGTCAACAATATTTAGAAACACATAATAATTGGCCTGCTCAAATGTGGATTCAAACTTCTTACAACACATCAGGTAATAAACATAATTCTGGAGATAACTCAAAAGCATTTAGAGGAAACTATGCTGGTATAGGTTATGAATGGGATGAAGATAATAATATGTTTTTTCCTAAAAAACCTTTTGCGTCTTGGGTTAAAAATACAACAGAAGCTAGATGGCAATCTCCAAAAGGAGATGCTCCAGCTTTAACTGCTGAACAAGAAACACAAAACGATGCAGGAACACACAGACATCGTTACGAATGGAACGAAAGCAGCACAGACTGGGAATTAAAATCTAATCTGTAATCAAACTGTATGGGTGGAATAATACAAAAAAATAAACTTTCCGAAATAGCAATATATTATGGTGATGTTTCAATGCCTAAAGGTTTTGAAATTGATCGTAATAAACTTCAAGAAGATATTTTAACACATCAAATTCAAGATTGTCCTTTTCCTTTTTCAAGGGAATGGGATAAATTAACTACATATTTAAGAGAACATATTAATTTAGAATATGGTTTTACTTTAGTTAATAAACTAACTACAGGCGAAGCATATAAACCTAACGAAATTTCTATTCCTTTACTTAACATAGACCCAGTTGATTTAAGAAATTCTCCAGATTACACTATGTTATATGGTGTTAATGTTAAAGAATGTAGCGTTAGAATACATTATGACGACAATAGAAGAAAAGGAAGAAGCTGGGATATACCTTTAAAAAATAATCAATTTATTATATTCCCCTCAACCAATATGTATTACATCACTAACAATCAAAAAGATTCCCTTAACTTTATTTTAACTTCTACCTATGAATATATCTAATTATTATTGGTATTTTAAATCTGCCTTAACCCCTAGATTTTGTGATGAAGTTATGGCTAGAACTGGAGGTTATGGAGATAAAAAATTATCTAAAGAAGAAGTAAAAAATTTACAAAGAAAAAGAAAATCAGATTTAGTTTGGTTAAATGATACTTGGATTTATAAAGAACTTCATCCCTTTGTCCATCAAGCTAATAGAAATGCTGGTTGGAATTTTGATTGGGAAAGGTCTGAATCATGTCAATTTACAAAATATAAATTAAATCAATTTTACGATTGGCATTGTGATAGTTGGGATAAACCTTATGAAAGAAAAAATAAAAACGATCCTGATAATGGAAGAATAAGAAAACTATCTATGACTTGTCAATTAACCGATGGTTCAGAATATAAAGGTGGAGAATTAGAATTTGATTTTAGAAACTATGATCCACACATGAGAGATGAATCAAAACATAGAATACAATGTAAAGAAATATTACCTAAAGGTTCTATTATTGTATTTCCTAGTTTTGTTTGGCATAGAGTTAAACCAGTAACACAAGGTACAAGATATAGTCTTGTAGTTTGGCATTTAGGATTACC